GGGGGCTGGTCAGGAAAGGGTGGCGTGAGCTCTGGCAATCTGGTGCTGGCTGGAGCAAAGACTCAGCAGAAAGCAGACTGGGTAATCAAGGGCAGGGGAGCCCTGGCAGCCATTACCTGAGGCTGATTTATGTCTTCGGCAGTGAGCGGCCTCTCCGCTGCTCTTTACCAAGATGAGGGCGAGGAGTACGTGGTCACTCCTGCCCTGGGCTCTAATCGAGATATCTGTTTCGTATCCAAGAACCACGCCACCAATAAGGTGGAGATCGTAGTATCTGGCAACAATACACCTCTATCAGTTTCTGCGGCAGCTCCTAAGCTGACCATCAATAGCGCCACCGATGGCTCGGGAAATGCCACCAGCACCGCAGCGGCCATAGTGGCAGCGGTCAATGCTGACGCCGGCGCTTTTGCCTTATTTGAGGCCCGGCTACCTCCAGGATCCACTGGGGCAGGAGTGACCGGAGCACTGGCCGAAACCACCGCCCACGATGGCCTGGCTTTCACCGGGCTGGCCCTGGTGGACTCCGGCGATGGCCTCACCTGGCAGGCAGCTGCCGGCTCCAGATACTGGGATCCAGATGTACCTGTCACCGTCTATGATGACGGGGTGGAAGTGACTGAAGGCTATACGGTCAATTACCTAAGGGGCTCTGTCACCTTCGACACTGCAGTGGCTGGCACCATCACAGTGGATGGCACCAGGAGGTCAGAGCTGGCCCTGGAAAAGGTCCTGATGCTCTATGATGGCAAGCTCAAGATAGAAGGTAAAGAGATCGATACCAGTAACGTGGATGATTCTGGCTGGGGCTCCAGTATTGCAGGAGCCAGGACCTGGGAGCTGACGGCTAACGCTTTCTATTATGCCGGGGATGTGGCCATTTCTGGTATAGGAGTAGATTATATCTGGAAATTCTACAGCATAGACGCCATTAGCGGCTCTTTTGTTGGCCATGGATCCATTCAGGTGATGGATTACATTAGCGCCAATCCAGACAAGGCCCAGGAGCGCAATATCACCGTCAAAGGCAGAGGAGAATTGTATCCAGAGGCATAAGCAGAGGATAGGGGGCAATGATGGCCAGGCCGGGCCGGAGCCCCCTCCTCCACCACCGGATAGACATTTAAAAGCAAAATAGGAAAGTAGATTTGGAGGAGTACAAGATGGATCAAATGATTGCACCCATAACCCTGACAATGGACCAGGACAGAGAGCTGAGATGGACATTTTCAGCCATCAAGAACTTTGAGAAGAGAGCCAGGGAGATACTCAAGCGGCTGGATGTCAAGACGGAGCGGGGCCTTTCTATCACCAACGGCGGCTCAATTCATGCCGGTTTCGTGCTCGGAAATTTCGGGCGGCTCTCTGATATCATGGAGGCTGCCATAGGAGCAACCACCGGCCTGGATGTCCTGGAGGGCAAGAACGGCGGCCCGTCCCAGGCAGCTGTGGCCATAGATGCCTACCTGGAGAAAGGCGGCAGCCTGGATGATCTGCAGCGGGCCCTATTTGAGTCCTACCAACAGAGCAACGACCCTTCTTCTATTGCCGATTGGAAAGCGGCAGTAGCCAGGGAGGAAGAAATCAGAAAGATCAATCAGGAGAAGAAAGCCACCCAACTGGAGATAGCCCAGGAGGAGCTCCGGAGGGATCAGGCCCGACTGCAGGAGCTGAAGAGTTCTGGCGGTCAGCCTATACAATCGCCTACCTGAGGCTAGGCCTCCAGCCCAGCCAATTCTGGGAGCTCACCCCTGCCGAATTGTTGCTCCTATGGGAGCGGGAAAAGACCAGGCAGGCGCGTGAACAGTCCCTGGCGGCCTTCTCTGGCTTTTGCGCCGGGAAGGCTTTTGCCCAGGCTTGGACCGGGGAGCTGGGGGATTTTTCGGAGTTCTATAAGCCTGGAGGCCAGGAGCCCCCTCCACCCAAGCCAACCACCCAGGACCACATCCAAATGATGCGGGACAGAGGGGAGGGCGGGCCTCCCTGCTAATTATTTTATCGACTATTTAAACCACCATCAAATAAACACCAGGAGCGCTATTCTATGGCAGACGCCGGAAAAATTACTGCAATAATAGACGGAGATATCTCCGGGCTCACGTCCGCCCTTAATCAAGCGGAGCAGAAAGCCACCGCCTCAATAGCAGGCATAGAGGGCGGGTTTAAGGGCGGCCTGAAAGCGGGTATCCAGCAGTCATTTGATGGCATCGCCGCATCCATGGGCCCCATTGGCCCGGCTCTGTCCGCCATCGGCCCGGCTGGTTTGGTGGCAGGAGCCGCCATAGCTGGAGTAGGCAGCGCTCTATATAGCTCCGTCCAGGCAGCGGCTGGATTTGAAACCTCGATGTCCGGAGTAGCCAAGACCACCGGCCTGGCTGGCCCTGAGCTGTCCGCTCTTGGCTCCTCTCTGCTGGAAATGTCCAGCTCCATGCCTGTCGTTGCATCTGAATTGGCCAATATCGCCCAGGTGGCCGGATCTCTCGGAGTAGCCAAAGAAGAGATCGCCGGATTTACTGAAGTGGCTGCTCAGATGGCGGTGGCCTTTGAGATGCCAGCGGAACAGGCCGCAACAGCCGCCGCCAAGATCTTAACTGCCTTTGGAATGGACATCGACACTGGAAACATGGAGAGCCTGGGCAATGTCGTCAATACCATGGGTGACAGTTTCGCGGCCACGGAGCCAGAGGTACTTGATTTCATCAATCGAGCCTCTTTCCTGAACACCACCATGGGGCAGTCCATCCCTCAGGTAGCCGCGCTGGGAACGGCTCTTATATCGGCAGGCATGAGTTCCGAGACTGCATCAACTGGCATCAAAAGTTTCCTCAACATGGCCACATCCCAAACGGCCAATAAGGATAACCTCACCGCATGGGCCGATATGCTTGGAACATCGGTCGATGAGCTGAAAAGCAAGTTAGCAGGAGATCTTAACGGCACCCTGGCAGAGACTGCCGAAAAGATAGCGGCCATCCAGGACCCCACAGAACGATTCCAGGCGGCGGTTAAGCTGGCCGGAACAGAGGGTGCTCCTGCCATACTCAAGCTGGCGGCTGCTGGTGATACTCTACAATCTGCTCTCCAGAAGGCAAATTCTGAATGGGAAAATGGCTCTTCCATGATGAAGACCTTTGAGCAGAATTCCAGCACCCTAAATGCGGAATGGGACACCTTCACCAACACCATCACGCGGGCCGGGGTGGAGCTGGGCAATGTGCTCCTGCCATATGTCACTGATGCTGTATCGTTGCTCAATGATGGTGCGCTAGCGGCTATAAATTTCGGAGAAGCTATTTATGATTTATTTGCTTCTGATTCCTCGTCTAGTATATGGGGCACGAATAAACAGCAACAGATCATAGACGAATATGAGGCTAAAAAGGCCGGAGAGACAGCCGCTGAAAATATAGCAGAAGGCATAACCGAATCCGACGACCTCAAGGCCGCTCCGGGCGAGGCCATGGGCAGCCCGGAGGCGCTTAATAAGATAGGAGATGCGGCTGATGAGGCCGGAGCGACATATGCAGATAGATTCTCCGAACTTGTTAAATCCGGCATTTCGAAAGAAATTGCAGGGTGGATGGCCACCGATTTAACTGGCGCTCTGACGGATGAGATGGCATTGGCCCTCATCAACGCCCAGACTAGAATTAACGGAGACGACCGCAACGAAGCGGGCCTCCGTAAGACCACGCTAAAAAGCGGCCTGGAAGTAGAACTGAAATACCAGACTGATGATGGGCTGACGAGGAGCACCCTCTTAGTTAATGGCCAGGAAGTGGCCGGTCCGGTGTCCGGGTGGGGCATCGAGAAGACTTTGCCTGAGTTATTCCGACGGGCCGGATTGGATTACGATGAGGCCAACGTACTAGACCTCACGGATCGTTTGGGTGAAGCCGCCATACTCCGGGCGACAGATACCCGTGAGATTGTAGTAGACTCATTCCTGGATGTGTCCTCGGGAGCAAAGAGCGAGATACAGGCAGCAGGTCAAACAATTGCAGATGCTTTTACAAAGGGACTTGTCCCAGACAAGGCCCAGGTAGAGGCAAGCTTGGACACTCTCCGCAATCTTCAGCTCTATGACCCCGAGGAAGCGAAGAGACAGGGCTCTCAGAATGCCATCAACTATTTGACTTCTCTTAAGGACGCCATAGAATCTTATGATGAGGCCAAAGCCAAATACCTGGTAGAGCCGGATAATGAGCGGGCCAGGGCCGATCTGGAGCGGGCCAGGGCAAACCTCCAGGCCCAGCTGGATGCTAACCCCCTAAAGGCCACTGTGACCACTACCTGGGGCCAATTCGATACTAAGAGCTTTGCAGAGCTTATCATGGACCCGGAGGCGGTGAAAAATGCCGCCCTGGACATAAACAAATTTTTTGATGGCACCATTGTGCCAGGCATCAGGGGAGGGATGGAAAATGCCCGCTCTGCCTTCGAACAGGGGCAGATAACCCAGGGCATGGTTTATGATAACCTCATAAAGCCTTTAGAGCAGTATGCTGATTATCTGCCCGGCTGGCTGGAAGAAATGAACAGCATGTTCAAATCTGGCCAGATAGGCATTGATGATTATATCTGGCTCCTGGATCAGATGACCGGGAAGGCCTCAGCTGCCCTAGACAAAACATCTGAAAAGCTCAAATCGCAATCAGTGGGATGGGATGCCCTTAAGGATACTATCGGGGAATGTTCCGATTGCGCCATATCTGATTTTGCACAGTGGCAGGAGTCCCAGGATGGCCTTTTCCAGGACTCCTATATAGGCCAGGGCGGCCAGCAGTACCTGGACTGGAAGACAGAGCAGATTAATGCCATAGCAGAGACTCAGGCGGCCATGCGGGCAGTAGGTGGCACGGTCCTGGGGCAGGATTACACCCAGAGCCCTCTCCTGAGTGTGGGAGTGGATGCAGATACCACCCTGGCAGAGAGCAAACTGGAGGGCCTGAAAAGCACCATCACCGGCTCCCAGCCTATCATGAAGGTGGACCTAGACACCACCATTGCCGATACCAAATTTATGAACCTGTTTCAAACT